TTTGCTTATTATGCATTAAGTCATAACAAAAATTATAACCTTACAAGATCTTAAATTACATGAACGATAATTAGATGGTTGATGTAATAATTACTATTTCAGATCTGCATATTCCATTCCACCACGAGTCAGCATTTGAGTTTTTAAGAGCGATAAAAAACAGGTATAAAAAAAGGTCTTGTTTAGTTATAAATGGTGGGGATGAGTTGTCATGGTCGCAACTTTCTTATCATGAGAAAGAGACTTCTAACCCAGGACCAGAGGCCGAGTTTGAGAAAGCAAAGGCTAACATAAAAGAGCTTTATTCTTTATTTCCAGAGATGATTTTATTAGAGAGCAACCATGGTTCATTGGTTTGGCGAAAGGCGAAGACGCACGGTTTCCCAAGGTCAGTATTTAAGAATTATAACGACATTTTAGACGTTGGTAAGGGATGGAAATGGGTGCCTAGTTATAAGGCAGTTACAAAGTCAGGGAGTGTTTATTTTATTCACGGCAAGTTGTCGGATGTTACTAAGTTATCAAAGAGTTTAGGGATGAGTGTTGTGCAGTTTCACTATCATGAGAAGGCAAAGATTGAGTACTGGTCAAACAGGTACGGGTTATTTTTTGGAGCTCAAGCAGGATGTTTAATAAACGATTATTCAGCGGAGTTTCATTACAACAAGTTAAACCCGTTTGCCCCTATTATTTCAACATTGGTTATTGATGCAGGTGTCCCAATTTTGTATGTGATGAAAGTCGATAAGAATAATAAATGGATTGGTGTTTTGTAGGTTTTTATAAATGAGGTTTCTTATGAGAAAAAGAGTATCAAGCTTAAAGCTATTAGGGAAGAATTGGACAATTTTCATTGATAGCAGCATTGAGGACGACGGTCTTTGTGTTTTTGACAAGCGTCACATTCTTATTTCTTCAGAAAGTTCTAGGCCGTTAGGTCATGTTTTTTTTCACGAGATACTTCACGCAATGTTTTTTGAAGCAGGTAGTTCCAATTTGGCACTATCTTTAGAGGGCGAAGAGATGTTGGTTGATTCGGTGGGTCGTCAATTGTACGAGAACTACGCTAAGATCTCAAAGCTTTTAAAATAGGTTAAGACATCAATTTAAACGAATAAGGATAGGCCATAGACAAGTTCTAACTAGAAAGCCTATACAATATATCAATTCTGGCCAACGTGGCTTACAATCAATCCTTAAACCAATTACGACTTGTTTTTCCATTTGATGAAAGATGGGGGAATGCCTTTATCGCTTTAGAATAATTCTTTGAGCCTTTAAGCCCTGCTATGGATAAGGCCATAGAAAGACTATGCCCTTGCTGTTTAAGTTCAACAGCGAGCCGTATGCGCTCATTAAAGCGGTCCTGCATTGTTTGGTTAATTTCTTTTCTTGTCGGCATGGGTATATTTATTCAGCATTTTGTTGGTTAAGTAAACGACAAGGTGAGTCGTATTTAATCACGGTTTTTTACTCGGCATTTATGTTACCGTAAAACACTCAATTCTGGTTTGAAAACAGCAACTTAGCCTTTCTTGGCGTATACTCTTTTGATAAAATCAATGGTTTTTAGTGTTACCATAAAGAAAAAAAAATCTGGTTTGAAAACAACAACTTAGGTCATGTTTTTGGGTGTTTTTAGGAAAATTGGCTAAAACCTACTAAGTGTTACCTGAAACATCAAAATGTGGTTTGAAAACAATAACTTAGCTGGTGACAGAAAAAATTATTGAAAATAAGTTGATTTTTTTTAAGTGTTACCATTGAAAAAAAAATGTGGTTTGAAAACAACAACTTAGGTCATATTTTTTGGGAAATATTTTTGTTTTTTTTATTTTTTTTTGTTAAAAAAAGACAGGAGCTGCTTTGTACAAAGCTATTTCAGGGTTATTGATTTTTTGCTATGGTAACCCAGGTGACAGCAAACTGCTTTATAATCAATGGGTTAGGCCCATCTGTCACCAAGTGTCGTAGCTGCCGGTGACAGATCAAAGCCTAGGGCTTAAAGCATCTTAAGCAACTGTCACCCTGTCACCTCTATAACATAAAAAAAGAGAAAAAGACAAAAAAAAGGGACTTTTTGTCCCATTTCATTTATCTTTTATTAAAATTTATTCTTTTTTTAGAGTTAATAATACTACTTTAGTAGTATTTTAAAATAGCATCCCCTTAACATCTATAATTATAGATATTGCATTAAGGATTTTGGTGACAGTTGCTTTTTTTGGCCGCAAACCCTTTGTGGTAAAGCATTTGAACTGTCACCAAGTTAGGGTGACAGTTGGTGACAGTTGGTGACAGTTGCCTTAAGATCCTTTGCTACAAAGGAAAGTAACTGTCACCTCGTTTTTTTCTCACTTCACCAAATTTGCGAAATCATTCGTAAGTAGCTAAATTTAAAGCAGATTCACTGATTTTTTTTCTCACTAAAGTTGCGAAATCATTCGTAAGTAGCTAAATTTAAAGCAAAATCACTGATTTTTTTTCGCACTAAAGTTGAGATTTTTATCGTAAGTAGCTAAATTTAAAGCAAAATCACTTAAAAACATCCACAACCAAAAAGAACAACTATTCGAGGTAAAAAGATCGGTTTGAAAGAGAGAACAAATTAATTTAGCTGCGCCTTGCTAAGAGCACAGTAAAAAATAGTCTTCCCTTTCTTTAAAGAGTATAGATATCCTCGTTTTTCAAGGTCAATTAAAAAAGTTTCCAATTCTTTTGACGCAATGCCTTTGTTTTTTCTCAGCAAGCTTCTTTTAGAAATGCCCTCTTTCTCAGAGGATATTTGTCTTAAGATCTTATCAGAGATCTTTTGGAAATTGTTGTATTTGTCCTGATCAAGGAAAATGCCTAAATTATCATTTGCTGCGTTAATAAGTGCTTCGGCCCAAAGCATATCAATAGGCTCAATCGAAGATGGGTTCCCATAGGTCCTGCTTATTGCATGGATAAGAGAAAGCTTTTTAAAGTATTCCCTGCTCCTGTTTAAAAAAGGTTTTATTAGGTTCTTGTCCGATATATCTTTTGATTTTTCATAAAAAGATGAAAATATATTTTTAAAAATTGGGTAGTCTTTTTCTAGTATATCAATGCGAACCCCCTCGGCTCCATCAATAGGTGTTTCAATACCAGTGTAGGCATTTTGAACAACCGACGTAGTGTTAATAGAATTAACCTTGTCAGACACAATGTTGTAAATCTGGTCGTAGTGCTGAATGTTTATTGTGTCTTTCGGGATAGGTGCTTCTTTTGAAAGAAAGAATAAAAATCTTGGTAGCATCCCAGAAGTGATAAGCTCGTCTTTCCCATCTGATTTAAGCCCCTCAATTGTCGTGGAAGCTAATATCGACATAAAAGGCTTTTTAACAAAGCTTACTTTGTCCTCTTCACCTTCTTTTTCTTTGGCTGTAGTAGGAAGCATAAAATCATCTGAGCTTGCAGCCCATAGGCTGCAAAAGTCTTGCTGAAGGTTTGATTGCCAGATATTATCACTAGATGCGGACTTTATTACTTTGCTGAATTCTTCAGAGACCGCCAAGTTTGTTGAGTAGTCTTTTATTGATTTGTAAATAGCAGGGGACGATGTAAAATCTGCGGACATTAAAGTTTTAGAATTTTTAAAAACATCTTTGGCTACTTGAATCGAAAACTTTTTGCCTACGCCTGAGTTGCCAAGTATTAAAACAAAGCAATTAGAATACATATCTTGGAATATATATTTTCTGCCTATAGCTGCTGATAGAATAGAAATAGCTCCAGCAATGTTGAAAGCTCTAATTGAAGTGTAGCTTTTCTCGTCTATTAAACCACAAATGTCGGACAGTAGACCTTGCGGCATAGGGTATGGCTTATATTGGATATCGTCTTTTTCATTATCCTCTAATTCTTGTATTTCTTCTTGTCCCTCTTTTGGGGGAAGAGTCTGTGGTAACAAGTTTGAATTTAATAAGCTTCTAAATATATTTAAACAAAAACTTGTTGAGTTCTTAACTTCGTCGGGGGTGGTAAATTCTTTTATGTCTGAAAAAAGGCTTGGGCTATGGTTTTGCTTATCATACTCAAGTATTTCGTAGGCAACTTGCTCNAGTGCTTTTCCATTGAAAAACATAGCTGAGGCCATTTCCTTTAGCTTATTATTTCTTCCTNCCGGCTCCGCTTGTGCTTGTGTAAACTCTTTTTTGTTTATGAGTTTATTTAAAAAAGATAAATCAAGTATTGGTAACATTTCTTTAGGTAATGTTAAAAGGCTTTTATCGCTTGTCCACTCGTAAGGGGCTTTGGTATCAGGATGTATAGAAGGTGGCAAAACGACTTGTCTGCCAGTAGATAATATTTCAACCAAAATAGATCTGTAAGTTCTTGACTCTAGACCAACAGAGTGCTGAAAAAATCTTACCTCTCCTTTTTTTCCTCTACGAACGACTGGGCTTTTAGGGATGGAATTAAGAATTTCAATATCGTCGGTGTCGATATCAACCGCGACAACCCCGCTTGCTGGGCCTAAGACAAGTCCAAACCCTGTCATCCCTTTCATAAGCATCGGTGAGTCGGGGACTTTCGCGAGAGAAAACTTCTGCCAATTTTTTATCATTGGGACTTTCCCTAGTACTGGGATTACTTGGTAACCTTCGTTTATATATTGCTGCATTAAATCTTTCAACCGCGCCCCCACTATTTAAGATATTAATTGTCTGCGATTTAAACCTTTTTTGATATGGCAAAGGCAACCTTTATTTTTTTGGGAAAATTGGTGTCACTATATCTAGCGTTTGTAAAATTTATAAAGCACTAGTGTCATAATTATTTATTATAAAAATAATTCAATCAGCGCGTTATTTATTGATTTAATAAATTATGGAGAGTATTGATTTTGAACATACAAGGGGGAGATGAGTGAAAATAAAAACAGCGGACCAATTTTTAGACAACTATGGTATAAAGGCACTGCTTACGGGTGTTTCAGGTGTTGGTAAAACAACAAGTATAAAATCACTTGCAGACGAAGGGTTTAAACCGATTTTGATAAGTGCCGAGAGCGGATTGCTCTCTTTGGCTGGTAGCAATAATATTTCAATTATTGATATATCAAAAGACGAAAATGATAAGCCAATTGAATTAAAAGATAGGGCTTCTTTTTTAATGCAAAAAGTATTTCCTTTTATAAAAGAGGGGAAGCATGGCTTCGACACTGTTTTTTTAGATAGCATAACCGAGGTTAGCTCGTGTGTTATGGCTCACCTTGGGGCTAAGTACACTGACCCAAAAAACAATCTGTTAAAGTATGGTGAAAATTCTGAGATAATGAGAAAAATTGTTAAAGAATTTAGGGACTTGAAATATAACGTCGTAGTTGTTGCTCTTGCCACTGTCGAAAAAGACGATGTGGGTAGGCGATTTGTAGTACCCGATGTTGTGGGTAAAATATCAAACGAGCTACCTGCAATGTTCGACGAAGTGTTGAATTTGCAAATTTATACAGACGAGGCAGGGGTTAGCAAAAGACGTTTCCAATGTCACCCAAGTGATTTAATTCTTTGTAAGGATAGGTCTGGGAAGCTTGACCTATATGAAAATTTGACTTTGGGCCAGATTTTTAAAAAGATTAAGGGTGGTGTAAAAAAACAACAAGCCGAGAAACAAGTGGTGGAAAATGGACCGAGAAACATTTAAAACATTGTCCGCTGGAAAGTTCGCTCTTATGAACTTGGAGGACACGATTGATAAACAAAAGATGTTGTCATTTATTGAGGGGTCAGTTTTTGCTTATGATTTTTTAAAAAAAATAGATAAAACAATAGCCGAATTAACGGCTGAAGAAGGGGGACCAAAAAATGTTTGATTTTTCAAACGACCAAGACGCGCAGAGCTACGACCTAATCAAAGAGGGCAGTTACAGCATGATTATTCAAGAGGTTGAAGAAAAAACAACAAAGGCGTTTGACAAAATGCTTACCTTTAGATTTGTTGTAACCGAAGGGGATTTTAAAGGCCGCATAGTCTTTGAAAACTTTCTTTTAACTGGGAACGAGAAGGCGGTAACGATTGCCAGATCAAAGCTTAAATCTATTTTGAAACTAAGCGCCCGTGGACTGTCGATATCAGGCCCCCACGAATTTGTCGGTATTGAATTAGCTTGTTATATTAAAACAAAAAAAGACGATACTTATGGTGATAAAAATATTATCTCAAGTTATAAGCAGGCAACAAAAAATAATGAATATCTTCCATTTTAATGATAGAGCTTAGACCGTATCAGGTAGAGAATTTAGATTTAATATGGGGTGAGTTGTTTGTTAAAAACAATAACTCATCCCTTTGCGTCCTCCCGACTGGGACTGGTAAAAGCGTTATAATCTCTTCGTTTGTTAATAAAACTTTATCTCACAATAAAGATTTAAAAATAATTATATTATTTAATAAAATTGTACTTCTAGACGACCTTTCTAAAAAGTTTAAAAACGCTATAGGAAAAGAAAATATTGGCATTTACTGCTCAGGTGTTGGCGAAAAAGTAACTGGCCAATCTGTTACAATAGCAAGTATTCAATCGGTGAATAAACAAGATGTTGTTTATGACGTTATAATAATTGACGAGGCGCACAATGTAGACCATATTAGCGGCAGGTATCATTCTTTTTTAACATACCAAAAAGAAAAAAATAAAGAATTAAGAGTACTTGGTTTTACGGCTACGCCATTTCGCAGGAATGGGTATATCTATGGGAAGGAAAGATTTTTTAATAAGCCTGTAGAAGCAAAAGACCTTTTGTGGTTTATAGAAAATAACTATTTAGTTCGGCCCGTTTCTCAACAGCCTCTTCAAAACGCAAGATTTAATTTAAAGACTTTGAAAAAAACAGCAGGCGAATTTTCTGCTGATTCGATTGAAAAACAAGCCGAGGGAAACTTGACCAAAACTCAAGTCCGCGATGCCCTTTTAAGAATGACTGGCAGAAAAAAAATAGTATGGTTTTGTTCAACGATAAAACACTCTGAGAATGTAAACAAAGAGTTGTTTGATTTAGGTGAGAAGACCGTTTGTATCCATTCGGCCCTTGATTTTGAAACAAGAAATAATTTAATATCTGAATTTAGATACAAAGACGCAAGGCATCTTGTTTTTGTAACTATTTTCTCAGAGGGCTTTGACGAACCGCAAGTTGACACTGTTGTTTTTCTGCGACCGACAAGATCCCCTACACTTATGGTGCAAACTTGCGGTCGTGGGCTTCGACCATTTGAGGGGAAAGAGAACTGTTTAATCTTAGATTACGCAGACGTATTCGCAACACTTGGGCCATTAACTGACCCGATTATTTTAAACAACAAAAAAGAAGTAATAAAAAAATCTGAAAAAATCTGCCCAAAATGCCAGACCTATCTAAAAATGAAAGCAAGAAATTGTGATTTTTGCGGGTACGAATACCCTACATTGCCTGAGCCTAAAAATACGCACAGAGTACCAGACGAGAACATCACGATTTTATCTTCAAACCTTGGCGCACAAAGAGTTCGAATTGAAAAAATAGATGTGAGTGGGCATATTTCATCAAGCGGAAATAAGTGCATCAAGATAAGTTATTTCCATAAAAGAAATAGCATCCACTACGAAAAAATTGACGAATTCTTTGTTTACTCACTCCCATTTTCTAGAAGAAACTTTGAAATTAGAGCGGCGCAGCTTGGCATCTCTTTAGAAAATTCGTATGAACAACAAGTTAGACAAACAAGCCTTAAGCAAAATATTACTATAGAGTACGAAAAAGATGGGGCATTTAAAAAGATAAAAAGGGTTATGCTATGAACGATATATTTAGTCCATCAATTGATGATTATAAAAGCCAAGGCTCGGCGGCTTGGCATGAGTTTAGGTCTAAACATTTAGGGGCGAGCGAGGTCCCATCTGTTATGGGGAGTTGTGATTTTGGTAACATCTTTGAAAAGTGGTCTGAAAAAACCGGACTATATAAAAAAGAAATAAATAATTTTGCTACAAGTAGGGGCATAGCGTTTGAGCCAATAATAAGAGACCGTTTTGAAACGCTTTATAATTGTAAGCTTTCTCAAGACGTTATTGAGTATAATGAATGGCCTATATTGTCGGCAAGCCTGGATGGGTTTTATGTTGATTCAGATCTTAAATCAATAGTTGTTGAAATAAAATATCCATCAAAAGAAAAACATACGTTAGCCCTTTCTGGGGCTGTGCCAAAGACCTACGTTGATCAGGTTCAGTCGCAACTATTGGTAACATCGGCAGATTTTTGTTACTACGTTTCGTTTAACGATGCGTTTTCTGAGAGTGAAAAGATAGCCATTGTCAAAGTAATGCCTGATAAAAAAAGGCAGGAAGAGATATTAAAGACTTGCAAAATGTTTTGGGGGCTTGTCACCTCAAACGTCCCCCCAGTAGGTTTGTCCGTGCAGAACGAGTTATCTAATAAAACTTCTTATGTTGTCGAAATTAAAGAAAAAATAAAAGCATTATCTTTAGAGCTTGAGGACAGAGAATTAGAACTAAAAAAGGAGATGAGGGCATCGACTGTTATCTCTGGGGATTATACATTATCATGGTCAAGCCGCAAAGGGGCAATCGACTACTCTAGCATAAGAGAGCTGGCAGATGTCGATTTAGAAATTTATAGGAAAAAAGAATCAAGGGTTTTTTCAATCAAGAAAAACTCTTAAAAAGGCCAAGCAAAATAGGTTAAGCAAAGGGGCTAAACAAAATGGCTAAACAAACCTTTGTTTAATAAACTGAATATATAAATTATGTAAAAGCTCTGCTGAGTCTACGACTACGCCAAAGCCCCCTCTTTTTTTAACTTCCTCCAAAAATAGGAGCTGCTCTTTTGTTGCTGTTTTTGTTTTATTTTTTGCTTTTAACTCAATCGCTAAGAATAGACCGTTTGTGTCGACCCCGACAATGTCTGGGAACCCCTTTTTTGCCATACCTTTGATATACCTTTTCGCTTTTTGATTATACACGGCTTTTGAATCTACGACTGACAAATACCATCCTAGTGATATCCCGTAATCTAAGATGTCATGTTCAACTTGTTTTTCGGGTGTCATGCGGTAAGGCTTGATTATTTTTTAAAATAAAACAATTATTTAATTTTAAAATTCAAAAAAGGTGTGGTGAATGGCAAGGAACTTAAAATCAGAGCTGTGGAGAAAATACCCCCCACCAAGTAATGATAAGGAAACAATAAGAGACTGGAAAATGTTACTTCCGGAAATCTCGGCCAGAGAGGAATTTAAACCAAGCGACACTCTTTTGCTTGAAAGTCTTTGCGCTATGTATAAACAAAAAAGAAGCATCGAGGCAACCATCCTCGATTCTGGCATAACTGAGAATACCCAATTTGGCACTAAGTTAAAGCCGGAAATTCAGCTTTTGAATAAACTAAGGTCTGAAATAAGACTTTATCACAGAGCGTTAGGTATTGGGAATTCTCCGGTCTTTGGAGGGCTAAATAACGAGGACGACGAAAAAGAATGGAGATAGATGCTGTTAAATACCCTTTTACGAAAAAAGCATATAATTATGCGTTAGACGTTATAAGCGGGAAATTGCTTGCGGGTAAGTTTATAGTCGGAGCCTGTAATCGCTTTATGTCAGATTTAAATGGGAGCGATATATTTTATTTTGATGCGGAAAAGAGCGAGCGCCCACTAAGAATTGTACAAAAGTTTAAGCATATTAAGGGGCATTGGGATTCCCCGAATATAATTTTAGAGCCGTGGCAATGTTTTTTAATAGCTAACATCTATGGCTTTATTGATAAAAGGACAAGGCAAAGACGTTTTAGGATTGCGTACATCGAGGTCGCAAGGGGTAACGCTAAGTCTACGCTGGCATCTACGTTGGCCCTTTATGAACTTGCTCTTAATGACCCAAAGGGTAATGAAATAAGTTGCTTTGCTACAAAGTCAGATCAGGCCAGAATTGTGCTTGATTCTTCTAGGGCTATGGCAATGGGTAACAAGTCATTTATAAAAGCTACTGGGGTGAAAGTTTTGGCTCACGTCATTACCCAAAAAAAAAGTAATTCTGTCATGCGGGCGCGGTCATCACATCATGGAAGTCTTGATGGCCTAAACGATATTTTATCTATAATTGATGAACTCCATGCTGTTGACACAAGGCTATATAACGTAGTTGTGTCAGGACTTAAAAAAAGAAGAGACTCGCTGCTTCTTTGTATAACAACGGCAGGTGACAATTTAGAGGGGGTTGGTTTTGCCCAAAGTAACTATTCTAAAAGAGTAGCTATAGGCGAGATAAAAGACGAGCAGACCTTTAGCCTCGTTTACACGCTTGACGACTATGATGATATATTTAACGAATCAAATTGGGTTAAGGCCAACCCCAATTATGGTATTTCTGTAGATCCTATAGCAATGAAATCAACAGCCGAGAAGGGCCGAGAGATCCCCACGGAGCTTGCCAATTTTAAAACTAAAAATTTAAATATATGGACTTCTGAAATGAATCAGTTTTTTAGCCCTCAAAGGCTACGAGACTGCGCAGATAAAGTGGTAAGAGAAGAGGAATTTTTTGGCCAGCCGTGCCGAGTGGCTGTCGATTTAGCAAACAGAATTGATTTGACGTGCTACGTCAAGATATTTAAAAGAGACGGCATATATTATATTTTTGAAAAAAGTTACCTACCGAGAGAAACTCTAAAAACAAGCGGTAACAACATATACTTGCTTGCTGAAAGAAATAAGGAACTTATTGTTACCGAAGGCGATGCAGTAGACCAAGACAAGATAAGGGACGACCTTTTGGCAGATAGCAAAAACTTTAAAATGGTAGAGGTTTTTTTTGATATTTGGAATGCTTCAAATTTAATGAACCAGCTGAAAAATGAGAGGGTAAACACTGTCGAAATGAGGATGAGCGTTGCGAATTTGTCGGAGCCTATGAAAACTCTAGATCAGTTAATTCGGCAAAGAAAAGTTGTGCACAAAGGGTCTGAGCTTTTTATTTGGTCGCTTTCAAATGTTATTGCTAAAATTGACGCAAACGATAACGTATATCCTAGGAAGGCGTCGGACTCTTTAAAAATAGATTTAGCTGTGGCCACGATAATGTCGCTTGCTGGTTGGATACAGGAGGACAAAAAGAAAAACGCCTATGAACACAGAGGACTTAGGTTTTTATAGGTTCTCAATCTTAGA